TAGATCCAACTACTGGTATTGCTACATCTAAACTAAATGGTGCGTTTGTAGCTCCATTAGATGCGGGTGTTCCGTCAACACCTTGTGAACCTACTGTTATTGTTTCTTGTCCTTGTGATAATCCGTCACCACTTAGTTGCATAGCAAAAGTGGTTGCTCCATTGGTTGCACTGTCTGTTGATACAGTAGCTATGATGCCAACTATTTGGCTTGCTTGCTTGGGAATCTGTATGCTTGCAGTTGTAGACTGTCCATAAAGCGAGCCTAAACTCGTAAATGAATCTGCTGCTGTTAGTGCCCCTTCTCTTGTTCGATAGAATGCCATGTTTATGCCTTAATGCGGATTGGGCCAAGTTTGGCCAAGGTTCCGCTTGCGAACCCTTTTGTTAATGCCTTTCCAATAAATGCCCCTGCTAATGTAGCAGTGATTAATTGTTTATTGTTTTGAACACTTGACTCTAATGTTTGTAAAGATCCTTTAATGTTTCCTTGCATTGCTTGCTCTAATGCTGAAGCGGCTCCAGTGCTTTGCATTAAGCTTAGCGCGGTTCCTGCTTCTATAGCTGATATATTGAATGTCTTCTTTGCCCTTCGTCTTGGGGCTTTACGTCTTGGTGCCATACCCCCTTTTAGGGGGAAACCCTACTTAACCTTGTAGGGTTTTCTTCTTTTTGTCTATTCGGTCTTTAAGTTCTTGGTTTAATTTATTGCATGTCGTGCATATCATATCAATAGAATGCGGTTCCCAGTCATTACAATGTTTACAATAAGCGGGATGTGTTTGTGATTGTTTAACTTCTGATTCCTTATCTTTTAACATTTCGGATCTTAATAGATTATTCATAAATTCAGAAGCTTTTATCTTTTCTTTATGACAGTGTTTAGCTAACCAAGCGCACTCTGCAATACCTAAAGTAAAAGACTTGGCAACCTTAAATTCTTTTGGTCGGCCCATTATTCAAAACACTTCCATACACAGTCTTTACAAATGCATGCCATCACATCATCTCTTAAGAAAAAATAACCTGACTTTATTTCTTTGTCGCACTCAAAACAAAAAACATTCATACTTTAAGATCCTCTAATGTTTCCTGTCTAAGCTTCCTTAGTTGTTCGTCTTCAAAAAGGAAAGCTATCTCGCACAATTTATCGCATGCTTTACTTCTTTGAAATTTGTGACCGAATTCAGCTAAAGCGATTAACGCCTTAAGTTCGATTTCTTGCTGTCGTGTTCTGTGTTGCTCGTAAGTCCATACACCCATGTAAAACAACAATAGCGAACCCTACTTAATAATAATATTATTTTATATTTTAAAAATAAAAGGCTCATACAAAAAAAAAAAATAAGACTTCATACCTCTTTTAATTATAATAGTATTATATTATTTACTTAAAATGTTCTTTGGAAGAGGTGGTTTAGCGTTGATTACCCCCTCTTTTGTGGCTTTGTCAGAGCTTTCGTTTGGCATAAGATGCCCTAAGTTGGCCTTATTGGCCATGTATTCAATCATTAAAGAAGGCCAGTCACCACTTTTTGCGGCCTTTCTTAAATTGTTCATAGGATCCATTTCCTTAGCTCGCTTTGTCATTTGTCCAACGGAACCAAAAAAAGAATCTTGAAAAGCTTGTAATTTATCATGCATTCGGTTCTCTATCTCTTCAACTACTGCTTCTAATGCTTCCAGGAGAACTTCGTCACTTTCTTCGCTTTGAACCCATGTAGTCCATTTCTGACGCGATAACTCCGCTATATATTGCGATAAAAACCAATAGAAGATAGTCCAAATGGTAGCATATGCCAGTAATACATAAGTGTCAATGACCATTATGCTTGAGCTTCTTCTTCTGCTTTTCTTCTTTTTAATTCTGCTTCGATTTCAAATAGTCGGTTAAACTGTTTACCTATGTCTAAATCTATGCCCGTAGCTCCTGCTATTTCTTCTCTAACTATTCGCGGTAGAATTACATCTTGTAAAATTATTGGAATACCCGACGCACCTTTAGCATACATTTGCCAAAAAGAGGGATCTGTTTTCAAATAATCATCCCATGTTTGATAATCAGGATCCCCGTTATCTTTTCTAAACATTAATAATAAAATAGGAATTAATAAAATAAGACCAATTCCTAAAATGGGAATTAAACCTGAAGTAAGTCCACCACCGCTTGACCCAAGAAACGCCTTAAAGTCCTCATGTTTTCGATGGTCTTTTATTGCTTCTAATTGTAATTTAGTAACTTTCTTGAGGGTAAACCCGTCAGGAACTAACGCAATTGGCATTAGAATCGACCTTTCTTATAATCGGGTTTCCAATCTAATTGCCCATAATCTATTTTTGTTGGATCTATAATTAATGGTTGTGTTATAACTTCTATTTTGCCAAGGTCAAATAATCCCATGCCGCGCGGTGGTGGCACTGTTTTAGGTTTTGTGGGTTGCGGTGGCCCAACTGTTGAAATTGGTGTAGACCGCAACGACAGTTTTTTCAACAGTTGAACTATCAAGAATCCCTCTGCAATCATCGACGTTTCTTTCGTCTAAAAGCGACGCCCATTTTCTTTAAATTTAATTTGCCATCACGGTATCTAAACTCGCTTTTCTTACTGTTAGCTTTAACGAACTTATTCCAGGCTGATAGTTTACGTTTAGGTTTAACTACGCGAGAAGTTAACCCCGCACCTTCCATAATGCCCCGAACTTGTCGGCCCATCCCTCGACGTTCTAAACCTGCTTCTATATCATAAGCTTCATTGTATACACTGGCAGACTTATAGCCATCACTAAAACCCATACGGTAATACTCGCGTTCTCTTTTGGTGAAGGACCTCGAAAAAGGAGTAGGCATTAAACAAGCCTCATGAATGCGGTTTCAATATCTGATTCTCCACCGCTGTTATTAGTAATCTTAAACTGTAATAGCTTCTGATTAGCTAACCCACCTTGTATCATAAATATATTCCATACGTCAGCCGTTAATCCTTCTGATGAATCAGTAAATATATTGGACAACGTGGTAGATGTTGATAAAGGGTCTCTATTACTTCTTAAAGATGCCGCGGCATTAACAGGGTTTAAGTTAGCAAAACTATTGCTATCAGGCCCCATAACTGCATCTATCGCATAGTTTCCCCCGTTAGTTGGTTTAATAGCAATAAATATATCGTTGAATCCCGTCATGTCTAACGGCCATGTAGAACCTGTTGCTTGTGGGGCTAATATTTCTCCCCCATTAGGAATACCTAAATCATTACCAAACGCATTAAATTGTTCTTCACTACTTGTTCGGCCTTTCCAATCGCCTTTAAAGTCAACAAAACCCGTGTCTAATATGGGTTGTATGTATTGTGGGACTTCTATGTCCCCGTCAACTGTTGCCGACTGAACGCCAGCCTTACGGGTTAAACTCCAAGGTGCATAACCTTCGCGGTTATAAACCATATTTACCTTATGCGAAAACTAATGTAACCGCACAACTTGCGGTGCCTACATCCGTGTCCATTGCCATAGCAACACTTACTTGGTTAGATCCAACTACTGGTATTGCTACATCTAAACTAAATGGTGCGTTTGTAGCTCCATTAGATGCGGGTGTTCCGTCAACACCTTGTGAACCTACTGTTATTGTTTCTTGTCCTTGTGATAATCCGTCACCACTTAGTTGCATAG